GGTTCTTCTCCACCAAGGTCTTCGGCTTCGATTACATCCAATAGGTCTTTGAAACGTTTTGAAACCTCTTCTTTTTTCAGTCCATTGACTTTATCAAAGAGAGTTTTAATCATTGCGGTTTTTGTAGAAGGCAAACGAACTTCTTCGACTTTATCTTCGTCAACTTGTTCTTCTGCAACCTGTTCTGGAGCTTCAACAAGTTCCTGTTCTTGTTCAGTCTCTTCCAGAACTTCTTCTTGGTTATTAATTTCTTCGGTCATTGAAACTCCTAAAATTTATAGTAATTTGTTACTGTTAATATTTATAAAAATTAAAGTTTAGACAATAAATTTTTAAATTCATTGAGTTTAACTTCTTCAAGTTCTCTTGAAGATGCTTCTTGAATGTTTTGTCTTGCACGTTCTAGTTCCTGAACATGTAATACACCATTCTCCCAGATCCATTCCTTGCCTTCCATAATACCTTCAACGAAAGCATTTGGGGCAGAAGGGTCTGCAACAATATCAGCAGCAGTTGCAAGATAAAAATCATCTTGAACAACTTGTGCTTTCTTGTTTGGTTTGAGTGTTCCCATACCTCTTGAGGAAACACCCAATCTTGCACCTTCGTCAATCAAACTTTTTACAATTTGCCCGTTAGGTGTATCAAGAATTTTTGCTCTTCCAATAAAATTCTTCCCATCCTCATTCAATTCTGTAATCATATGTGACACACGGTCAAGATTTACAGTTGGCCCGTCTGGATGTCCCAATTCTCCGAAAGCTCGTTTTGGTTCAACATATTCTTTTACGTAGCGTTTAACTTCTTTTTGAAGAACTTCTTTGGGGTAAATTCGTCCGTTTTTATTTTTCTGTTCGGACTGCATGAAAATACCTTCAATAAAATATTGTTTTGCTTTTCCGGCACCTTCTTCGATTAATTCATAATCTACTGATTCAGTAAGTTCGCAGATTAATTTCATATTTGCCTTGTTAGTTTGCGTTACTCAATGCAAAATCCAATATTTTCATGAACGATTTAGTATCCTTATTCATGTTGTTTTGCATTTTTTTCTTGTTAGAAGTATTTAGAGAATCGTAGGTTTTCAATATCTGTACCGCTGACTCTGGGTCAATTGGAACTTCTGTGCCAGATTTGAATTTGATATCCATCTCTTTTTTCTTCTTGGCAATAGTTCGTAACTGGTCAACAACATCTTCACCCAAAACAGTTACCATTCGTTTGAACTTATTCTGTTCTATTGTTTTGGTAACAACTGGTATTCCCAAAAATGTTTTAAGGTCTTTTAGTGTTTTCATTATCCTGTCCAACCAGTATCTTTTTTCATTTCTATACAAATATATCCAGTAGAAGCTGCTGGAACACATTCAATATCTGCTGATGTTGCAGTGGTATTGGTCGCATTATTGTAAATCATTGGACCATCGTAATAACCTGTTCCTGCAAGACGAATTGCAGCAGTATCAGAACTTGCACCTTTGAATTCAATTAATGCAGAACCACCATTCGCAGCTGATGCAACTAATCCCCACCAAACTCTACTAATGTTCAATTTAGCACCATTTGCAAAATTGTTTAATCCGTCAGCATCTAATGCAGTTGCTGCAGCATTATGATCACTTATATCCAATAAAACTGTTACTGTTCCCCCTCCTGTTGATACATCTCTGAGGGTTCTTGTTGCGAATGCCATTTTATGCCTCCACTTGTTCTGGTTCTGTTATGGGTTCTGTCACAACCTCTTCAGGTTCTGCTTCAATTTCCGCTTTATCTGCAAACATGTTCGTGGAAACTTCTTGTTTTTTAGTTGCAAGCATATCTACAACTTTAGAAGAAATTAAATGACCAAAAGCGTCATTTACCTTTAGGGGGTTATTTTGCATTGAATAATCTATAATATCTACTGTTGAAAATTCTTTTTGTTGTTCTGTTTCTGACATGATTTCTCCGAAAAATTATCTATTAATATTTATAAACATTAAACATTATCATCTTGTTCTTCACCTTCATTTTCACCTTCTTCTTCACTTTCCATCTCCGCTTTTATTTTTTCATCTTCTATTTGAACATCTTCTTCTGTCTGGCGGAGAATATTCGTTCTAAACCATTCTTTTGAATAATATTTCCCAACAAAATCTTCCATATCTCTTGCAATTGTCATACGTTGTGTCATAATTTCTTGTTGTTTTAATTCTGTATAAAAATGATCAGAAGAAAAGTCGTATTGAATTTGATCTCTAATTGCACTCCATTCACCAGCCGTCATGATATTTTTGAGAATCAATTGTTTTTCCATGATTTCTTGGAAAAGTGTTGAAAATCGAATCTGCAATTTGCCCACAAATTTACTGAAAAGCAACTCGTCCCTAGTAATCTCACTTTCTCTCCCCAAAGAGAATCCAGAGTCAGCCTCTAGACGAGATACAGGAACGTGCATTGCTTTGTACATTTTTCTTTGAAAGTATTCCACATCATCCAACTGTCCCAAATTTTCACCGCCAGGAAGTGTGGTAATTTCTGTTCCTCTTCCACCTTCTCTTCGTGGCAACCAATAATCTTCTAACATGGATTGATGTCTACGGTCATCTCGTACTTCCCCCGTATCAGAATCATAAACTAATTTATTCTTATATCGTGTCATAATGTCACGGATATATTGTTCTGCTTTGACTTTCGGTAAATTACCTACATCAATATAAAAAATTCTGCGTTCTGGAGCTCGTGAAATACGATAGATGACGATAGCATCTTCTACCATTCGGAGTTGATTGAGAGGTTTGATGGCTTTGTGTAAATACGAAAGAACTGATTTCTTCCGTGAATCTAATAAACCAGATGTGCAATATGCAATACTATCTTTTGATATTAAAATACCTTGTTTGTTTTGAGAATGCAACCCCTGTGGATTGTAATTAAAAACTTCTGTGACTTTTACATCAATCGAATCTTGTTTTTTTTCTTTATTGACTTGGGTAATTTTTTTGATTTTAGTCGAATCCAGACTTCTCAATTCGACAATACCTCTGGATGGTTCATTTTCATCAATCATTATATGATAATATATTCTTCCTTCAATATACCATCGGCGAAAAATTTCATGACCATAATTATTAAAATTTAATAAGTCGAGAACCACTTCAAACTCACTACGAATTTTATTTTTGATTGGGTCAGAAAGATTGGTGTTATCAAGAAGCATAGTTACTGGGCGTTCCCCCTTTCCTGCAACAATAGCTTCGTTTACAACATTATCTATTGCAATCTCACAATCGGAAAGAGATGACATTTCACGATATTTGAAAATTAGTTCAACTTCATTCTTATATTGACCATCCATGTCGAGATAGGAACCATAGGCCCCACCCCCTGCAAACATCATTGAACCATCATCATTTTCTGGCAATGCAAATGCCGGCACCTTTTCTTTAGGTCTTTCTTCACTTTTTCTTTCGACTTTAAAACCGAAAATTTCAAACGCCATAATTATTTTCTCCTATAGAATTTTTTTTCATTCTGACCAACCATCAACAATATCTCCACTTGAACCACCACCGTATGTCCCATTTACTCTATCCCAACTATCATATGTCCAAGTACAAGTAAATTCTTCAATTTCTTGTGTGCCCCAATCCAAAGTAATTGCCGACAAAGAAGTTGGAAAAGCATTCGTAAATTTATACGAACACAAAACACTTCCTGTTTTACTGAACTGTTTTACAGTAAGAGGCATTTTATAATTTGGATTTTGACCTTCGTCTATTCCAAACTTATCACTTCTAGTATTTAGTTTATGATTTGAGATTAGATTCATCCATTCTTCAAGAGATTTTCTTATTCCAAAGTCTTCATCATTAATTATGGTTGTTTCCCATGTATCATAGGTTCTATCCCCTGCAACTTTTATTGGCTTCCCATGAAAAAATACTTCATGAGTGCCAATATTAGAGGCTGGAATTGTTGTACCTTTGATAAGAAATTCGGAATTGGTGGATGGTAAGGTTACACCAGAAGGATATTGGAGTTCGACCTTGAACAAAGAGGGACGAGCCCCTCCTTGTTTAAGACCCGATTTGAATTCTGTTACTGAAAATGCCATTCATTTTAAACCACAAAATCTCTTACTCATATTGTCCTTGGCTCATCTCAGGATCAACTTCACCTTCGGGGTCTTCTGTTGTTTCTCCATGACTCCAATAATCATATGCCCATGATACTGTATATTCTTCCACAGCGTCATTTGACCAATCAAGTGGAATTTCACCCAATTCAGTTGGCCATAAATTATGCATTTTCCATGCTTGTCTTTCCGAACCATCTACACCAATTTGAGTAATTGTTGCATCACCTGTTGAGTTTGTCACGCCCGCTGTCACAGATCGTGTTCCATCTGCACCACCAGCAAGAAGATACATCCAATTCATAATTTTATTACGAATTGAAAAACTCTCATCATTTAAAATTGTACAAGTCCAATTATCATAAGTTCTAAACCCTGTCAATTTATATGCTCTCCCTGCATAATTTATAGGAAGGGGAGCAATATTCGCAGAAGGAATCGCTGCCGCTTTGACAAGGACAGTCTCAGGGCCAGTTAAAGTAGATGTAGTAGCTGAATCATTAATTAGTATTGTAAATAATGATGGTCTTGCACCTCCATAATTAGAATCACTGAAAAGATTGCTTTTAAATGTTGATACATCAAACGCCATTGTTTTCCCCTATGCGAAAGTATAATAGTTATATGACCAAGTAACATCGAAAACTTCTATATCAGATGCTGTATCATAACTCATTGAAATTTCTGCAATTGAATTTGGCCAACAATCCACAAATGTAACCGTATGTAGTGCAGTTGCCGACCCCGATTTTCCATATTGATGAAGTTTGACTGTTCCAGTAAAACCATTAGCTGAAACAGAAGCAGCATTCATTTTATTATCAGAGGTTTTATTGATTACGTCCATCCATTTTTCCATTGCAAGTCGTTCTGCACCACCTTCTGTCATGATGATTGTTGTAGACAAATCTCCAAAAGTCATGTCGCCTGGAATTTTAGTTGTTCTTCCAAAATACTGTCTTTCAATTGGAGTTATAGTCAAAGGAGGAAGAGAAGAAATATTACAAAAATACTCTATATTTGCAACATCCGCTGTTGTCAGTCCAGTGGGTTGGCCAGATATCGTCATTTTAAATAAACTTGGACGGGCGCCCCCCGAAGCGAGCGCACTTTGAAATGTTGATATACTAAATTTTCCAGATGCAGGAGTTGTTGCTGCCATTTGATTTCTCCGATTATTATCGTTTTAATTATTTATATCAAACAGCACCA